TTGGCCGCTTCATAATCATCCACACATTGATTGACTCATGATATGGATGGGCTATAGGTTTCTTACTTGCCCGTGGATGCAGTTCGAAATAATGTTCTTCGTATCTGCTCAAAACTGCGTTGTCTATTACTAGATTCACTAATTGATTCATACATCCCCCACGCTTCATATACTAAAAATAGGAGGCAGTTTCCTGCCTCCTACATACTTGCAAATTAGGACTCGTCCGCCGCAGCAGCCATAGTGCTGGAGTACACGTTGCCCTCTTCGTCCTCGGCCAGATTGAATGTGATATCCACAGAGTTGGGGTCGCCCTCGCCGGTGTAAGTAATGTTGAACGCCTTCTCAGGAGAAGCCTTGTAGCACTTCACGGTCTCGGTGTAAATCACAGAGTCCTTGTCCTTCCAAACGGTGTCGCCCTCGATGACATAGAACTTGTTCTCGTCGTTGTTGTTGAACACAATCTCGCCAGCAGTGAAGCCAGACATATCCTTACCAGCGACCAGAGCCATAAGCTCGGGGGTCATGATCTGGGTGCTAATCGTGAAGGTACCCTCCATGGGATCATTGAAGGGAATACGGTTCGCATGAGACTTGCCGCCGGTCGCCCAAACCATACCAGAGGTCAGGTCCAGAGCACACTCATTCACATAATCAACAGTCAGCAGAGGCTCGGCGTTCTCGGTCTTCGGGAAAGCATAAATCTTGAAGTCGAGACCCTTACGGTTAGCGTACTGAGTATTTTTGGTCAGCGCCATATACATCAAATCCTTTCGTAATTATTGTTGAATCGGTTTCATCCAATCCTCAAAATGAAAACTATCGCTCCCGTGATTGGAAACGATAGCTTCTGAAAAACTGATACTTCTCATATAGGAACACTGATAGAACGCATCGTAAAACTGGAAGACAGTAAGATCGTACACATTGAGCAAATTGTAGGATGGATGTATTGCACATAGCTTGGATATAAAATTCCCAAGCGTCAGACTTTCATCATGTAAAGTCTTTTTGTCCAATTGCTCCTCATACGCCTGCATCTTCTTCCATGCTTCTTCGGCAGCGGAGGATGAGAACTCCGTCTTTATATCTGTCGTTGAAATCGGGATATAGTTAAGTTCCAGAATTGCCGTTCGTACATCATCAAAATTCTCTTTTGAGATATACCCGACGATCTGTGGAACCGACTCCTCGTCGTCAAGCATATTTGCAACCACATAACAACTGGTCTCTGGATTAAAGAGAACTGTTTCAGATATAAAAAAAGCGAGCGCCTCTCTAAACAAAGCTCTCAACGATGTGTCTGCAATTATCATGTCATATGTATCTACATGAGAATCATCTATATTTAAAACCTGAGCAATTTGTGTTGCTCCAGATTTCATAATAAAAATGTACATATTGTACGTGTTCATTCCAATGCCGTCTGGTCCAAGCTCATTGAGCTGGGGAGAACGTAGATGCCCTACGCCGTCAACCATGACCGGACGCCCAGTCAAAGCATCTTCATACGTGATCATAGTATGCAAACGTCGGGACCTTGTACGTCAATACACGAGATGTAAATCCAGTCGGAACAGACCCTACAGTAGCACTGATTAAGTGCAAATCGCCTATCCCAAAATCAGGATTGTTATTAAGCTCGTTATTCACAAGCCTTGCAATATTATCGCGGCGATTCCCCTTATAGCCCCGGAACAACGAAGGATCTAAATCCATGTATGTCTTGGAGCATATAATATTCACATAAAGGTACATCGTTTTCACGGTCGGCGTGTCCAGATTGGTCATCTCGTTTCTGATTATTAAGAACCAGAGATTTGGCTTTATACGAGTAGTCTAGCAGCTCGTCAATATCTGATTTATGTGCCAGTTAGAACACCCCCACAATCAACATTGAATTCTTATAATTTACACCGCCGTCCCCTAACCGCAGGACAACTTCAGTGCCAGCGTACTGATCATCATCTGGGACTTTGACAGTGCATATAGTTCCATTTGGCGTAACAGTGACACCTTCCGCCGCATCATATGTCCACACAGGCGTGTCAACCGTAGTAACTTCACCATCTGCATCATAGAATATAGCGGAGAAAGTGCGCGAGCCACCAAGCCGCACATTATTCCTGCCGGAAATCTCGCACGACAAAACAGCGGTTTCGTCATGACTGTCATCATCGCCATCTTCGGGTGCGATGTAGTCACAGACCATCAGCTCGATATTGTCTTTCGCCCCGACTTGCTCAGAAGATTTTGCATTCATCTCGAGGAGATGAGCCCCGTCACCATAACCACCTTTGCCAAACTTTGTACGTCCCGTAACAATATAGGCTTCTAGGATTTCATTACCGTCTTGGTCATACATTGTGCCAACCGCAAGCCGCTTGTCAATATAAATCTTGTCTGTATCCTCGTCGCTAGGCAGATAGATTTTGAACTGCCGCTTAGCCATATCTTTCGATAATGGTCGGGCTCCAGTTCTGAAAGCGGAACTTGACGTTACAGAGCCATGCGAGTCCCAAAATGTACACAGGAGATTCGGAACGAGTCTGAACAACAATGTAGTGTTCTCCGTTAGCCTCAATGATATCGCCGGGGTACAATTCGTCTCCTGGCATGGTAGTGATGTTATATTTGTACTTCACTTCACTGCCGGTGATAATCATGGGTTGCAACTCGCCATTGCGTTTAGCGTCAACTATATAGTTTATAGAATCTTGAAATTCTTCTAAAAGCATCTCTTGAGCATTAACCGCTTTATACGTGGGTTCATCATGAATATTTAACGTCCCCTGCACCGTTCGGAAGTATTCGAGATCAATCTCCATAATAATCACCTACATCAAAATCCAAAGATGAAAAATCAATGGAAGAATACTTTCCGGTCAAACGGTCGCTGTTCTTATATACGTCAAGCAAATATGCGTTTCGTTCTTTAACGGCCTCATACATCGTCAGGAATGTCTTACGAGCATTGGACGGATCGAACACACGAAGCTCAGTTCCGGTGAAGTTAACATTCAGCGTTTTCAGCGTAGCGATATCTCGCTCCATGTATTGCTCATACATCAGTGATGCCAGAAGATATACCTCTCCGGCGGTTAAATCAAAAGACCATCCGAGTTCATCACCATCAATTAAGGTCGGCGTAAAATTCACAGACGGCATGCCTTCCAGCATCATCCTGCCACATGCCTCGTTGAGGAAGTTTTTAGCTCGGAACTTGGCAACTCTCAGGCCCTCTTCCTCATCGATATCGCGATAATGGAAAAACTTCCTGTCCGATTCAACACGTAGCAGAAAGGCGTTGATTACAGTAGAACTTGAAGTTGCCATTCAGCCCCTCCTTACTTGTTCTTAGTAGTGGATGACTTACTTGCGCTGGTATTCCGCTTCCTTTGAGTCGTAGTCTTAGGCTTCTCTTCTGCGGTTGTTTCCGGTTTGGTCTCGGTCAAAGATTTATCCTCGGTCACCTTACCTTGTGCATCCAGCAGTCTCTCAAGCATGGCTCTTGTCTCAGCCAACTGCTTTTGCAGATCCTCAACAACCGCATTATCCTGAGCGGGAGCGACGTCCTTGGGACGAAGCTGAATCTCTGTCTTGCGTTTATTGCGCGAAAGCTCTTTATAGCGAGCTTTCATGATATTTTCCACGTTATTAGAGATTGTGGCCCCGGCATTCCGAAGACCCATATAAGCACCATAAATACGATCAAAGTACATCTGATCGTCAATCGCCAGAATGCGTTCGAGCTGTTCAAGAGTAGGATGGAGAATGATATCGTAAATCTGCTGGTTGGTCAGAATATTCTGCCAGTCATACAGGCGGAGCTCGTTATAAATCTCATCTTCAAACTCTGGCTCGAACCTCAGTCTGCCAATTTTAAAAACTTTCGTTGTGCTGTTTACATAGACGATCTCGTCAATCGTCAGCGGCAGGGAAGCCGGAACATCGTCGTTGCCAGCCGGAATGAGATCATTGTGGTCACGAGTGGTAATCGCAATGGGGCTGGTGTCATAATTCAAGACCATATAGGTCCTTTGCTTATCAAGCATCTTAAAATTACCTCCTAGAAATTATCCCGCTCGTTGGGATATACATTGTCTTTGTAATACTGAAGTTCCTCGCTCGACTCATAAAGGTAGTATTCCGAATCCGTCCGCTTGTTCACGCCAATACAGATATAGCGAAAGCCATGAGCCCTAAGCGCTCGCATCAGACGCTTGGAATAACAATAGAAATATCTGTGTTCCATAGTCATCACCAAAACCTCCCCGCCGAAGCGGGGAGGGAAGTCGCCAATTAGGCAATCACCATCTTGCAGACTTTCTCAAGAGTGTCCTCGTTGAAGGAATAACCATAGCTGAAGTCTTTGATGAGAATATGGATCTTCTCCTTGTTGTTATCCTCGTCCTGATAGACATGGACATCACCTTTGAGATCCAGAGCACCAATCTTACCCGCGATACCAAACAGGCGATGGTCTGGGATCATCAGGTTCTGAGTAGTGCCGGTATATACCTTCTTGGTAGAGTTAATCGGAACCATGCCGCAACCATCATAGGAACCGAGCAGACCGTTACGATGAACCTCGTTCTTCATATCCTCAGACACAAAGCCGGTCAGTTTGGAAGCAGCCTGGATGTACTTGGACAGACCCACGATGGTCTTATCGCCATCGGTGTTTTCCATCAGATACAGAGCCATAGCATCCATAGAAGCCTGAGTAGGCAGAGTGGACGACTCGGCGATATAGTTAGCAGCGCCGGAAGCAATGGCGTTGTCAATTGCACCAAAGATGTCATAGAACATCGCATTCTTAAGCGCCTGCATGCCGAATTCTACAAGCAGGGAGATGGTCTTGAACCCTCCCCTTCTTAACTCGGAGTAAGTAATATCAGTCTCTCTGTTACATTAAAGCAAGTGTTTATCTAAAATAGTTTCAATATTATCGTAATCCGTGTAGGGGATACGCAATACTCGTATACCGTTTTTTGCACAATAGTTGTTTTTGATTTTGTCATGCTCTACGGTAATTAGGTAACGTTTTTCTGCCTTATCATCGTCACTACCGCCAAACTTAACTGGATAAAAGTGTTGTTCTCCATCATATTCAACAACCATGTTTTTGCTTGGTATATAAATATCAAACAGGAGTACATGCTCGTCTTTGCAGTCTACAAAGCTATGCTCTTTTTTATACGGAAGCCCCATAGCATCTAAGTGCTTCATAATACGTCGTTCTCCGCGAGAAGCCTTACATTTTGGACAGCCCCATCCACACAGTAAATTACCCGGATGTGATGCCCAACGATGCCCACATTTGATACACTCCACATCAATGTCTTTGTGGCGGGCAATATACTGCCCAACAACTTTAATGTATGGATTTACATCATGCAGTTCTGCGGCAAATTGTTCAGTTGTTTTTTTCGCATTTCCAGAGCATTTAGGACACCCACAACCTTGTCGTACAACGCCGGGTAGGCACCACCAGTCATATCCACAAACATTACATTGACGATGGATTGGGGTATTGTAGTTCACAAATTTTGATATCAGAGATGTGGTTGGACTACAATTTTTGTATACTTCCGCGAATTCTTCTTCTGTGTAGTGGTGTGTTCCGCCACACATCGGACATCCGTGATTGCATAATAAATCCCCAACTAATGGGTTCCATACGAACCCACAACTCAAACACTCGGTTTCAATACGTTTTGTGCGTCCTAAGTAGTGACCACGGATTTTAATATTACGAGTGTTTTTCTCATAAAAATCACGCATAAATTCCTCATGTGTTTTTGTTTTTCGTTTGCCAGCTATAGATTTTCCACATGTTGAACATAATCCGGTTTGCGGACCCTTCAATACAGATTTTGCTTTAATCCATACTTCATGTCCGCATTTTGAATACCGCACACATACATTGTTTGTCATGCCGTTAAATTCACTTAGAATTTCTACGTCGGGGCGAAGCTCGTTGATTCGCTGCATATATTTCTCGTGTGTGTTGATGTACAAATTGCAGCACCTCATATAAACAAAATCCCCATGCATTTGCATGAGGTGAAACGGGCAGTCCTACACTACATACCCGCAATATTAAATTAGATAAACACTATTCCAGTCGCTACACTGGGCTTGCTGTCGTAGAAGACAACCTCATAGTTTCCCATGAGCATAGACCATATCTTCACCCTCAACAGAGGGGCGCATCACTTCGGGTATCAATCACTTATACCCTACTTCCCTTAGCGGGAATGGCCGTTGAACCTTCCGCTATTCGCGGCTTGGCTGCTGATTACCCATTCTCAGTGTTTAGGATTTGACCTTGCACCATCCGTATATTTCTTTCCGCTTTCGCAACCTTCACACTTAGGCGTATTTCATCCTTACGTTGTGGTATATACGGCTTTAGGGATTTCCAGCAATTCAATGCGTCAATTTCTCATGCCGCTTACGCGACACGCAGGCTATAATTGAATTTTTGTAGACAATTTCTAACCTGACGATTCTTCCAAGTGGGAACCAGTTTGGAAATATCAATAAAGCTCCGGTCCACGTTACCGCCCTTAGCGGCCTCATAAGCGACCAGAGTATTCTTAGGAGTAGTCCACGCCTCATAGTCGTCGTTCTCTTCAATAGTACCGCGATCAAAGATCTGATCCAGCAGCTCGTCGGGAGCATTCACGATCTCCTCATTAATAGTCCGGCGAATGAACTGGGCGATCTGATGCTCGGGATCATGACCATCCTCGCCGATTTTCTTAAAAGCACGATCCAGCTCGGCAACGGCCAGATTCTCATTGTCAGTCATGACATAGCCAGCGTTGGTCTTCATAGCCAGCTCGTACATATCAACGCCATTCAGGACTTCAGCAATCTCAATGTTGTTCATAAGTCAATTTCTCCTTTCCTTTAAGATTTCAATTAAGCCTCGACTACTTCAATATGAAGCAGGTCATGGCCAGCGTCGTTATAAATCTTGGTGGCCAGATACTTGGAGTCACCAGAAGCGGTAGTCCACTTGCCATCAGTGCCAACCTCAACAGCCACAGGAGCGGTCAGGGTGGCGGCGGTGAACTCAGTGTCGTCGTACTGGTCAGTACCAAAAGCAGAATCGTCGCGATAGCTATACAGCACAACGCACTCATCCTTGGCGACAGTGTTATACTCCTCAAAATAATCAGACTGGTCGGTGCCAGCATAGATGCCAGTAGCAATGGGCTGCTTGGCAACAAGGAAAATACCCTCAGCAGTAGCGGCGGTAGGCAGCTTGGCCAGACCAGTGGCATAATCCTTCACAACGCCCATACCGGTCTTCAGCTCGGTGTCGGCCTTGAAATAAGCGGCGGGAGCGTCCGCGCCATTAACTCTAAACTCACGAAGCATAGTTAATTCATCCTTTCTTTATTTGTTGTTGTAGACATAGAGGATGTTACCCTCAGCGTCATCGTCTCCGTTCTCCAGAACAGTCTGGGGGACGGAGTCTTCTTTTGCAGAAGCAACTTCTACTTCAGCGGGCTTTTCCTGCTGAAGAGATGCCATAAACCGATCAGCAATCAGCTGCTTAATCCCAGCCTCATTCAGTTCGGAAATCATGGTCTTAATTTCACCATCCTCGGAAATCTCCTCAGATGTGACAAAACCGCTCTTGGCAGCATACTGCGCCAGAGCGGTAATTTTGGCCTGCTTCTCAGCGGCCAGTTTCTCAGCTTCAATTTTGTCTGCGGCTTCCTTGTAAGGCTTCAGCTCTGCAACCTCGGCTTCAAGCCCTTTAATGCGCTGGCTGGCTTCCACCAGAGCCTCATTCTTTTCGGCAATTGTCTGGCTCATAGACAGCACAGTCGCCTCAAGCCGAATCTTCACGCCATCGTCCACAGTCACTTCGTCGCCATTGACGGTATAGGTGAACTGCATATACTCAAGCTCGCCAAAATCGGGCGCAAACACATGCACAAGAGCAATATGTTCCTCGGGGTAAATATAAGAAACATAACCCTCAATACGCTTTTCGCACACCGCTTTGCGAATCTTGTCATAAAGATCACCACCAGTCAGCGCACTCGCTTCGACTTCCACTTCTGGCTCAGGCTCAGGCTCAGATTCGGCAGACTCATTCTCATCCGGCTCGACCTCGGCCTCCTCAGATTCCACATTCTCCGTCTCAGACTGCGCAACAGGCTCAGTCTCGGGAGTATTCTCAGCAGACTCAGGAGCATCCACCACGACAGGATCTTCGGCCTCGGCGGGGATCACAACCTCGATCTCCTCGGAGACAATCGTCTCATTCATCTCGGTATCCTCCTTTTCTTTGTAATTGTTAACATCTTCAGAAATCGCAGTCTGGAATTCAATATCTTCATCAGACTCAGCAACCTCTAACAATTGAGAACTGTCATAAGCGGGAGGATGATTTCTACCAAGAGCACACAAAGCAGTGAACCGACCGTTGTCAATTACCTTTACATTCCCCTCGTTGTGAGACTCGGACACAATAATCTCCCAGCTCGTATGAAGAGTACCTTCTTCGACTCGCTCGGCAATCAGATTGCACACATTTGGATAGCGCCTCCAAATCTCAGCAGTGCCGACGATATACTCTGCGCCGTCGATCTCCTCGATTCCGGCAGATACAAACGTGCCAATTGCCTCGGTGTCAAAGACAACCTCTTTCTGCTTCTCACCTTCGGAATTGGTGACAGTTGCCACTCGCATGTTGTGCCCGGTGAAATCGCCATTGTAGCCAATCCGCCCAACGAGAGGCTGATTAACGAGGGTGCTTACCCAAGGCTCCACGGTTTCGCGGTTAAGCTGAACACCATTATGGTTCACGCCAAAGTCGCACAAGCAGAACTTTGCAATGAGATTATCATTGGATTTGTTTTCTGCAAGTTCTACCTTGTTGGAGAGGAAAGAAATGTTCTCGTTCATCACTTGTCACCTCCTTCCGCTTCTACAGTCCCGAACTCATATCCACTGGATCTCAAGATCTCAATAGTTTCAGAGCTCTCATATATGTCAAAAGACCGGAGAGCAATGCCTCCGGTCTCATTGACAATTAAATATAGTTGTTGACCGCAATGGGGGCAAACCACGGAAATTTCATCAATCATCCTTGTTCACCTCGTAGTTGTCGCGGTCGTAGTCCTGCTTGTCTTGGTCATCGCTGTCATCATCTGCTGGGCGACCACCTTTATCATCAGTGTCAGCGTCAGGACTAAAGGTATAAGCAGTCTGGTGGGGAGTGAATGTTTCCTCATACTCCAGACTAACTTCCGCTTTACGGAGCGCGGCTTCAGACTTAACATCAATGCCGACCATACCATAAGCAGTCTCGTAGGAGCAACCAAGTGTGTTGTACAAGAATGCTGCAAGCTCAAGCCGCACGTTCAAGTCATTACTCTCGGCGTCATCAATGCGGAACGATGGGCGAAGATCCAAAGCATAACCATTGTCTTCAAGCAGTGCTTCGTAGAAACGCTCAATAATTCTATTGAGATCCAGCGCAATGCTATTGATCATCCGCAGAAGCAGAGATACATTGGTTTTTGCCACACTTGTCGTAGCTCCAGAATCAAGGAAGGGAAGACCAAGTGCCCGAAGAAGATCGCCGGTATACATCTCGTACAGGGCCTTATAATCTGTCTCTGTAGACTTCGGAGTGACGTAGCTAAGATCTTCTACACACGGGGCCGCAGTATACAAGCAAGACTGTGTCTGTAGAGCCGCCGCCGCTTCTGCATGAGAGTGTTGCTGGTCAACTAAGCCCTTGCTCTTTTCGAGCACCTCTTTGCGGAGCTTCTGGAAGATAATCTTCCTCGCTCTGGCCCTAGAGTCGCTGACATCAGCTTCTTGGAGATTCATGAGAATGATCAGAGGTTTGAGGCCCTTGAATAGTGCTGACACTCCATAAAGCCGACCAAGATCATTAAGTTTCAACATTCCGCTGTACTTAGTGGACATGCGACAGATTTGCTCGTTGGAGTTATAGGCTGTGTACACCTCTGCGGGATAGTTGGCCTTGACCTCTTTCTTCATATTCTCGTAGTAAATCTTCTTGTTCTTACGAGTCTTTTTGTAAGTCTTCTGAAGCTTACCCTTGAGCTGCTGAATATCAAACTCTAACACATCATTCCCGCGAGTGCGATAGCCTGACGGCTTGCAAATTTCAAGAGGGTAGTGGTCAATCGTAGCTGAGTTGCCACCTGTCATACGCAGATACAAGCTATAATTGCCTTCTGCGATGGTACCAATAATAGCCTCCTGAATTACATCCTCAATGTTCACATCTCGGTTAAATGAGTCAATCAGGAATTTAACATCCTTCAACTCGTCGGCTCTTGATTCATCCTGCTCAAGCTGGCCATAGCTGATCTTATATGTATGAGGGATGTTCTCTTTTAAGATTTCATAGAACCGACCAAAGATGCCATTAGCATGAATCTGCTGGCGAATGATAGCGTTAGCCTGCGCCACCTTGGTGTAATTGCTGTTGATGCCTAGAGCGAGCTCGTCCACCAAAGCAAGAGTCAGCTTTTGACTAGAGGAGGAGTCAGTCATAATGACAGAACTGGTTTCTATCTTTCGCCCATTGTAATTTCGGATCATTGCTGTTTCCGCTCGCCGCTCGGCCTCTTCAATCTCCTCCCATGAAAGGGCAGATGTGTAGAGATAGGTATTGTCGCCAACGGGAGTCGGGCCTAGGACAACATCAAAATTTTCTGCCATAGTTCACCTCCTTACATAGCAATAGCGCTTACACACAATGGTGCAAACGCTACGTTTTCTTCCTCTATTTTGCGCGATTCAAGAGCTGCGCCCTTGCGCTTCTGATAAAGCCAATGTGCAAGCATAATCGCACAGTAGAATTTATCATCATATGTGGTTAATGCTTTATCCTTACTCAAAGCATACTGCACTGTGGTATGTTCTGCATTCTGTGACTTTTGGATCGATACAATCTCATTCTTCATAAGATCTATATTTTGAAGAGAGAGAATCTCATCAGTAGTCAACTCTCTCGTCTCCATGATATCCTCGCCGGATTTGTCCTGTCCAGTAACAATAGACACGATATCACTACGATATTCCCTAGGAAATCTAATGCACTCAAGCTTCATCAATTCAATAAACTCTTCAACCATGATTGTGCGCCACTTTTTGGGCGAAATTAAACGCATCTTATCTACAGCATCAGGGTACATTTCATCATATCCCTTATACAGGTCATAGGTAGTATCGATGAGCCCTTTGTGCTCAATACCTTTATTATCTGTCCATTCATTCAGCAAAGCATCACCATATGCGGAGACACCACCACCGCCGGAACCGGCGTCTATCAGGACTGCATCAATATACTCATAATCAGCACCGGTAGGCCCACTAAAATCAAGCATCATATTACGCAATACAGCCACCTGACGATTTGCATCAAGTTTATAATGTTCCGCAGATTGCGTATCAATCAAAGACTTGACATGGCAAATATCTCCGACCAACCCAAGTGTCTCGTCCTCATACATACGCATTACGGCAATAACAGACTGGTCATGGGTTCGGGCCGGATCGAATGCAAATACATAAGAATATCCTGGTTCCCAAACCATGCTTGGCAAATCAAATTGTTCTGCTTTGCGAATCTGAGCTAAACTACATATACCAGCAGATCCAGAATCCATTTGGGGTTTATTGTAATACTCCCTAAGAGCTTTGTCCTTATTGCTTTTTAAGGCCGCTTGAACCTTATCCCTAGTCAAGAGCGGTGCATAAGGCTTGCCATACATATAGGTCTGAAAAGCCACTTCACAAGACAGATCACAGCAGAAGTATTCTCTATCACCCGCAAACTGTTTCATCGCAAAATCCTTATAATACCTATAAAAAAGTGTTGTCATCGTATCCTGCGAACTTGCATAAATCAGTTTGCTCGGAGGCTTTAATGGCTCCAAAGTAGGATCATAATCATCGTCTGTTGAAGTTGTAAAATCTGAACTCTGCGCCGCGAACGCCTCTCCAACAACGAGCAACTCAGATGTACAGAACGCCGCCTCGTCAAAAAACACCACATTACTTCTGCGGCTACGAGCCGAATCTGGTTTACTATTCAAAGTATGCGTCTTAGACCCAGAGAACATACCGAATGTATAGCCAGAAGGATTATGACTAAACCCAGTTTTATTTGTAGGAGAAGTAACGACCTCTTTAGATGGGATATCCTTTAAGCTCTTAAATGAAGATGCAGTTTTGCCAGTCCGTAAGATTATCTGTTCGCATTTGCTAAAAGTTTCTTTTGCCTGATCGCCAACACTACTGATAATGTATAGTTCCTGATCCTCCATAAGGATACTCCATAAAATCAAGAACACAGATCCCAAGAAGCTCTTACCTAAGTTACGACCACAGCACAAACAAATGTGAGACGCAACCCACATACTCTGAAGAATCCACTTTTGGAAATCAAGCAGTTCGATACCAAGCAAATCTTTTGCCGCAATTACTGGATTACGCCTCCAGTACGCCACCGTTGCGGCATCTGCTGTGTACATCTTCCGCTTGGCCGACGTTAGAATTTGCTTCTTATTCATCTTCAAGCTCTTTTACTTTAATCTTTAAGAGCCGATTCTCTTCGGTGGCATCATCTAGCTCCTTTTGCAACTTCTGTATTAGCTCGCGCTGTGTGATAAAAATCTCTTGTCTGTCATTCTCATCAAACAAAGTATTTTCCAAGATGGCCTTCATGCTCATGTCCGCCGCCCATTGTGTACCAGGAGAGCGGAGCATATCGTAAAAATTAACCTCTGCTTCCTTGAAGTCTTTATTGCGCATGTCGCGCATTAAATATCCAAGGCTACTGCGACCAACATCTTGGTTAAGACGGTTCTTGACAGACACACCATTCTCCTTCGCAATCTTATCGTTAGCGGCGACAAGATCTTTTTTGATAGTATTTAGAACCTTTATATCGTTGGCGTCGCGGGCAATATCAAGCTTTGCCATCTGCAAATCAAGATTTCTTATTTGGTCATTATTAATGACTATTTGAATCACCTGACTCAGCTTGAATGGATCGTCTGCCATCTCATCGTCCAAATATCGGGATAGCTCTCCGAACAAGTACTTGCGGTCGGAATCAGGGAATCCGGCAAACGGATCATATCCGACAAACTCAATTGTCTCCTTCTTAATACGCTTATCTTCTCGACTCCATTTTTCTTCACGATCATCATTAGAATTAGAGCCAAGTTCTTCGTTGCCAAGCTCACCTTCAAGGATAGATGTCACGTATGACTTCTTTGCCCATTGGCTTTGGTTGAGTTGCCGCATATAATACCCAAAGTCAAACTCGGTGTTATTATTGATCACTGATTCATAGATTGAGTTTCTCCAATAGCTATCCACATAATGTGCCATCATCATCGTAGCAAGCCGCTCACCATGGCGTTCCTTTAGGAGCCTAAATTTCCCAGACAAACAATCCTTGCAAAATAAGCATCTGTCTCCAGTCTCCCCCCAAATGAGAGACCCTTTGACTTTATAAAAATCCGTTTCGTCCTTTTCCATGCCACATATCAGACATTTGTATTTGGGCTTCGGAGCCGATGGCTTCCGCTTCGCCGCTTTAAGCCCAGTCTTCTTGCCGGAACTATTTAAACTCGTTGCAGCCATCTGCCACCTCCTTAAAATTAAATCTCATTGATACCTTTGCGACCAGACACATCAATTTCGCCATCTTTAAAATACATTGACAGTTTTTCTTCTTTTCCAGTGTCGTCGTAGATTTTAAGCATGTCTGCCGTACTCCATCCGAAAATATCTATAATCACGCTATCTGGTAACCCGGCTTTCACATATGAGGTCGCCGTAAAATGACGAAGCGCATGAAGATAGAAATCTCTACCGGTCAGCCGTGAAAATGTGTTAGCCCAACTATTAACAGTCTCAACCTTCCTAGCTGATTCCATATCGTTCCTGTCGGGGAAAAGCCACTCACTTTCAATCCCTAGACGCTCTCGTTCTGCCAGCCAAGCATTCAAATACGGTTGAAACTTCTTGCGTAGTGTGTAACAGTTAAGCATCTTGCCGCCCTTTGTGAGAAGGGGCGAGGATTCATACAAAGCGCCATTACAGACAACGTGATTGTCATCAAAGTCGCTAACTTTAAATCTCAGCAATTCTGCTTTGCGCCTGCCGCCATATGCAGCCAGAGCCACAAGGCATGCCTTCTCGTACTCTTTCAGATCTATGAGCTTTTGCAATAAACCTTCAATTTCTTCCTCATTAAACACGGTCTTCTCTTGTACAGCCTCTAGTGGCGGACTCTCTATCTTCCTAACTATGGGTCTGTAATTCAACAGCTCAGGATCGTCATCCGCAACAATGTTCTCCACAAAATTCGAGAGCGAACTCATCGCTGCCTTCAGCCTTCGGATTCTCGCGCTTGAATTCCCATTCTCAATCATCAGGTTTTGAAGCCCAATAATATCCCTCTTAGTGAGTTTAGTGAAATCTTTGTTGTCAAAATGTTCCAAGATCATAGTGAACACGATAAGAAGGTCCGAGCGGTATCCGGCTATCGTCCCATCAGATCTCTTGATGGACGTCATATATGAGAGAAAATCTTCCATGAGCCGCAGATTGTTCTTGTTGATCATGGCAGTCTTCTCTGGACTCGTGATATGATTCTGTTTAATCTTTCGCCCCATGGGATCCCTCCTTGTTGTTGGTTGCGGGCGTTGGATTTGCACCACGTCTCTGGGGTATGAACCCAGTATCCTACTATTAGATGACCCCCGCATTATCAGTTGTGGCGGGCAGATTGCCCGCCACATATAGTCACCCCAGCGCGAGAAAGGAGGTAGAAATGGGACAGAAAGGAGTATATGTTTGCGCCGAGGTTTAAAGCAACTTACTTGCAAGTTCCGCCACAACCGACCGCTCTGTCTTTTGTAGCTCCACATACCCAAACAGCGGATTACCAGTCAATGCCTCCACAATAGCTTCAATGCCGCTGTCCTTCTCAAATTTCTTGTGGTCCGTTTGCGCCGTGTCGCCGTCCAACCAAAGCTGACTACCTTCGCCAATGCGACTCAGTAATAAGCTCATGTGTCCAGACGTAAGGTTCTCCGCCTCAGAACACAACACTATCGAGTTCTTAATGTCTCTGCCACGAATAAACCCAAGGTGCTGGATTTCAACCTGCCCCTCGTCCATGGCTTGCCGCAACCCTTCTTCGCCACCTATATGGTCCATAAGCGGCGCGGCCCACACAATCATTTTGCTTGTAAAGTCGCCCGGGAGATATCCAATATCATTGCTGTCCTTCGTCACATAGTTGTTACGAATCCAGACTATCCGCTCGATATCCCCCTTAAGCACCTTGCTCAATGCGTGAACGACCATAAGCATTGTCTTACCAGAACCCCAGCGGCCAGTCAGCAACTTCACCATACTCGAAGGGTCTTGCAACATATCAAAAGCAAGCTCCTGCTCAATATTTCGTGGTGCAATCTTGCCACTATGGTCATTCTTAATCTTTCTATAGGAAACCGGGGAGTTTTTCTCCCCGGTCCACTTCATTTTGTCAACTACCTTCCCAGAGGAATCCTTAACAATAGCATACTCATTTGTTTTGAGGTTGAAAAAATTCACGGTTGGATTCTCGTAGAAACTAATCATTTCCGAGTCATCCTGAAACTGGACAATCTCAAATCCTTTGTATTCCAAGAGACCACCTCACAAAACTTCCTCCATAGAGGTAATAATCTTGTCGATGATGCCATTGTCGATTTGATCTTGATCACCCAGATACCACTCAGTATTTTTCTTACGCTTAAATATTTTTGGGTCGATGGTAGAATGAGCCAAAATGAAATCCTGCATCATCGTAACCATCGTCTTATACATCTGCATATTTGCTTCGGTTTGCTCGAATGTTCCTGCGATCTGCCCGGAGCCACTATGAATCAACGCAAGGCTGCGCTCATAGCAATAACGCTTATGCCCAGCCAGAAGAATCAACAGCCCCGCAGAACAAGCTAACCCAGCGTTAATGGTCCATACAGGCGTAGTGCTCTGCTCAATAACAGCAATAAGATTTAGTGCCGCATGGAGATCTCCGCCATCAGTATAGATAAACAGCTTGATTGGCTTTCGCTGATCTACTGGCTTACCCATATCTTCAATATTCCAGAGCTGGATCATCCGTCCAAACTCCACGCAGTTATCCTCGCAATCCGCATCCAAATAAATAATCCGGTTCTCTGCGAGCTTATAGAATGTTAAAAGCTCGGGAGAGGGGAGTTGGATATTTTCGAGATTACTAGGCATAGCAAGTTCAAGAAGTTCCAATATATAAATCCTCCATTAATTAATGCCGTATTGTTCGTACAAATGTTTTTGAGGGGCAAAATCTCCAAATTGTTCTTTTTCCGCAAGCAACCTTGCTCGAATTGCATCTTCTTTTTCTAAAAAACTACCGACAACTTTGGTCTTCCCACTCTGTGCTATATATGCATCCCATGCGTTTTTCCTCTTGTTCCAATACACTCCGGTAACACCAGATTTGTTGTCGCTACGCACACCACGATTTCGAGAATTCTCCATATTGTTACACACACGTAAATTCTCTCGACGATTATCAAACGGATCTCGATTTATGTGGTCTACACTGATTTTGCCCATAATAAGATTATGTAAGGATATAGACTTGCTTTTTGATGTGGCAATAGAATAAACATACACACCAGTGTCACACCGTTTTTCATACCATGTGTAATTTTTAATTAAATCATAATCTTTCTTGTCGAAGAAAAATTGCCTATGAGTGTTTGATGTATATCCAACGCCACATTCTCCAGATAGATCATATTTCCTGTTCACTGTTTCTCGACAATTACTGCACATCGTTGGGATATTTTTTGCAATACGATGTCCAGTAAAATATTGTTCTGTACCACAATCACATCTGCAAAGCCAATTTGATTCATGATGGCCTTTATAGACAAGATCATCAACCTGTTTGATAACTGTCCAATTGTGTTTTCTCATCCCAGTATAATCAATTCTGGACTTAACCATATGTCATCCCCTGTCATAATAATCAGTATTAGTTCAAAACAAATGTGTTGGTTGATATATGACCAAATTCAGCGTCGAACCCATATATCCGAGCCGCAGATTTTGCGCCCTTCCTGAGCTTGTCAGAGTAGGGATCGGAGCCTACGATGCCTGGGGCCACTAAAACCTCCACGTTGTGGCCATCACGTTCACCAACAATCAATTCCTCTCCGGCGTGGAAGTGACCACAGAAAAGCACCGAGTACCAGCATTGATGCAACCCAGAATAGTCCTTGATGGCCGTGTTGAGGTTTGAGATCTGATGCCCGTGCAGCGCCAAACATTTCTCGTCAAAAATGTCGAACGTCACATAGTCTCGGCTTAAATCTGTATGTACCGAGACACGATCATTCATCACAAGCATATCGCTGATGTAGCTGATAATAATCCGTTCCATATCTTCCGTAGCAAGCTCGTTCGCCTTGCTTCCTAGCGGCCTTGTCTGGGTATGGTTCGCCGCAGACACAGCATAAAAGTCTAGCTCACAGTAAGCGGACAATTCATTCAAAAACTGCGCCAAAACACGAGATACCTCAACTACGCAATCTACAACAGGGATATCGTTGAGGTTTATATCGGTATACCGGAGCAAGCCCTGAATCGTATCACCGAGCGACAGCACATATAAGTGTGTCAGCTCATTCTTCTGAACATAATCAATTACTTGTCCACATAGATCTTCAAGGCGCTCCTTAGCGATCTGTCTGGAATAACAATTGTTCTCAGATTCAAACGTCGCACCATAATGGATGTCAGAGATAGCCAGCACATACTCCCTGTCGTTATTTGGGGCGGGGAGGGGACGGAAACTCGGAAGTGGAAGAGCCTCTACAACTTCAGCAATCTTCTCGTAAAACGCAGAGAACCGAGACTGGACTCTCAACTGCCTTGTCAGTTCCAGTTTTTCGGCTTGTAGCTTCTGACGCTCCATTGCCAGCTCAGTCTTAGCCTGCGTCATCTGATCCAGAGAGTCTGTATCAATAACAAGACCCGTACCGAGGGCCGGGGAACTTCCCACAGCGCCTACGGTACGAGCGTATTGTTTGCGATATCTGGATTCGGAATAATCTTGTCCAAGCTCTTCGTTGATAATCTGGGCAACTTCATCCCATTTCTTATTCAGGATGTCTTTGGCTGCACAGATACGGAGCTCATAATCTTCTACGGACTCACCGGGGCTTCTATGCAAATCCATCACCGAGCACCACCCTTCCGAATACGGTCAAGGTAGCGCATCGCCGCAGGAACCTCCGCCATATAATAACGGTGTCTCTTGCTCCTTTGCTGAGATGTGCGCCGGATATGTACATTAGGGAATTTGACCCGGATAGCATGGGCTTCGTCTTTAGAAATTAAAACTATGAGTATCAAGCCTTTCGTAAGTTATTTGAGTAAAATTGTTATTATACTCATATAACGCAAACTTTCGATACTCCTGTAAAACTCTGCAAGACAGCTATTTTCCAGTAATTAACTTTTTGGAAGAGCGGTGGGAACCTCTTTTTTCTTCTTCTCGTAATACCGTTGATATTTCAGCTTTCTCGCCGCCGTCTGGCACTCAGCGCACCTGCACGACCAGCCATCTCGCGACACAACAAAGACTTCTTTACCGCAGTCAATACAGGTAAACTTCCGCATTTTCATGGCATGGTTCTTAGAGCACTCTGAACAATACTTCCTATTGTTCTGTTTGCTCTGACGGAATAGTACCCCACACCTCTGGCACCGAGAATAAGGCTCCCCTTTGTAAAGTTGGTATTGGTGACCTATCGCCCGCAGATCATCTACAAACAGCTTTGGTTTGGTCTCATCTAAAATCAAGACCTGAGCGTTGTTATTCCCAACCTTTCTTGAATAGCTAATCACCTTAACATCTATCAGCGCCTTGTACATATCTGCTTGTTCCATAACCGGTATGTTAATACAAGCAAGAGCGAACACATCCTTTAGCTCCAAGTTTACCCAATTATTATTTGTGCTTTTGATGGTGTTAAAATACCTTGCAATGACAACCATCGTAAACGCCAGCCGCTGAAGCCTAGGAGAGGGGAGTGCCTCTATAATCTTCATTTCCCCTGTGTTCACTGGTATGGACTCAATCTCTATCAATTCCCTACGACGGGCTTGGGTTGCTACCTTGTCGAACAATTTCTCCCACCCATATGGATTATAGTCTGGAATCAGTTGTGAGTACAAGCTATCAAGCTTCTCGATAATTGCCTTCCGTTTTAAACCTTCAACATGATAATAGTATCTTGCCAACACAGCGGCTGTTGCCGCAGGATTATCTCCGAGTTCTCCAGTGTTTAAAACTTGCTCCGCCCACCGCCTTTCATTCAATACAATCATTTAATTCCTCCTCCGTAATCTCGGCATAATGATGGGCGTAGCGGGCACCCTTATACTCAAGTTCCCCATCTTCTGCTTGTGTGTAGTAGCTAATCTGGTAGTTATTTGTCTTGAGAAGATTCCTGATAATTACATCACCACATATATCCCAAGCGATCTGATAATTGTGGTTTCCGCCATAAGTAAGGTCAAGCACGATAGATGCCAGCTCGTCCGCGCTCGAACAGTTACAATAACATTCGACCATCACTTCGTTGGCAATGGCAGATCTATACTCAGCAATCGCCGCATCATTGAGTTTATTCGCCTTGATAAATCCAGGCATCTCTTTGAGTACATTCTCATACCAAGTAATAATCTTAGCAATCTTCAGGTATGCCTCGGTGTTGCCCGATTTATTTATTGTACGGTATATGCCGTAGTTAAAGCCTTCTCCTGCTTCGCGCCAGATGTTCGTAATCGTTTTTAGCGACCGCTCAACCTTCCTAGCAATTTTATTAGGTGTGCAGTCGCCAAGCGACACCGGTGAATTGCGCTTATACCATTGAATGAAGGCAGATTCTTCGTCTGTACATTTGGTTTTATCCAACAGCTCTTCTAAAGTACATCCAAATTGTACTCGGCAATCAATATTGGCTTTCTTCTGATATTTGGAAAACTCACCGGCAATATCCTTATAGCGAAACGTCATAAACCACGGCTTCCTTGACACACATATATTGGAGTCCAATTGACTACGTTTATTAGCCTCTTTTTCTCGGTAAAAATATGTTGGCATTGGAGCAGCGATTATTCCCTTTGCACGATCTCCTGTATACCCTCGGTTTCCCGATATTTATTAGGGGAGTAGACTATATCATCACCTTATAATAACCATAAGGGTACGGCGCTTCCGCCTGCGGACTTCCACCGCAGACGTATGAACTTCATCTCCTTTTACAAGGCGGTATGTTCTAGTCGTTAGACCTTCCACAATATCACTAAAGTGGCTTGGCACTGGATTCTCATATGTAGTATTTTAAACAGACTTCCAACGTCTATATGTGGCAATTTCATAGACTGTATGGCGTGGTATTTGTAATGCATTTGATATCTCAGTAAAAGTCATCCCATCAATCTCATGCATTCTGCGTATATTATGAACATCATCGACGGTATATTTAGCTCCATTTGGGCGTATTTGTTGCATTTCAGAAAAGCGTTTACGCTGTTCATCATTCCAGACCTTTCCGGTATTAACTATTTTCATTCTCTCAGAAAAAGCAGTTTTCTCCGCTTCAGTCATGTTGCTACAGCGTTTCTTCTGAGACTCTGACATTTTGGCACGAGTTTCATCAGATGCTTTCTTGCCGAGCATATTGACCCGATTCTTTTCTCCTATTTTTCTCTTTGTCGCCTCTGACAAATGCTTGCCCTTCCACGGGGAAGAGTCCCCTCCATCGCCGATGTTATAGGCCCGTCCATTACTTCTAAAAGCTTGGATGTATTCACGCTCAAGGTTATTGATCTCGTCCGAAGAGACGCCATCTGTACAATCCTCCAGGACTAAGAAGCTAAAAGATTCTCTTCCGTATTTATCCCAGTCTGCCTGTAACAATGGATTAACACCATATCCGCCATCTAACGATGCAAAATGACAATCTCTCCGATCCCCAAAATTGTTCTCGGTCTTACCGATATATGCCATCCCCGAAATATTGTTTTGAATACAGTAAATACCAAAAGTATTATATAAACCTATAGAACATCACCTCGTTTTATTTTAATAATTACTACACTTAGAGTCCCCAGTTAGCAGCGGTGCCACTCCGCCACACCTTACATTTGTAAGTTCACCGTATTTTCGACACGTGTCACCACGTGAAGGCACTAATCATTAATGCAATCTTGCTGGAATTTTTGGCACATCGCCAATCTCTTCGATAATTCTCTATACTCATCAGAATCAACTAGATATAACGACCTCACATCATACATACTTGTAGCCCTATTAGTTACAACACCAATCGCATCGCCAAATGACAATATGTTTGACTTCACAACATCTTCTTCTGTCACAATAACCTTCTCAGCGGCTTTCTGCCCACACAAAATCGCCAAAGGATTATTGACATTATTCAAGTACACTGGATTATCAGTACTAAGCAGGATGTCGGAATCGTAGTCGCAGCCGCAAAGTGAAGCGGCGGTTAGGTCAAACGCATTAATCAGAATGATGTTGTACAGATACTTATACCAGTGCTGTGCATCCTCATTATAAGAAACCTTCCTCTTACACAAATTATTCAAAATCGTCATGGGTGCCCGCATGAGCACCACCTCATCAGCCCCGCGATCTATCCAGTACTTCGTATAGACCTCCCCAGCCTTAAGCAGTCCAGTTGGTTTCAATCCGAATACCGACTGAAGTAATATGTATGGGTCGCATCCTACGATTTGAAAATCGCCCCGGGTACGCAACCTACCCAGCTTCGCTTTTGTGAACCTTCGCCGGAGCAACTGCTGAATCTTTTGTCGCACATATGGGTCATTCCGAACACGATTGTCTATCAGCAGCGCCTTTGCCCAGTCGTCCGGCATCTTTTTAACAGAGTCTTCCGTCATACCTTCTCCACAGAGGTATATGGCCATCTTGCCTATATCTCCGCCACAAACCCCGGCCAAATCATCTATGGTCGGCGACACCAATGCATCCACGTCTTCGTCAGTACACTCCAAACAAGCGCTGAACTGATAGTTGATTTCTCGGCTCTCCTTGAGCGTTGTCTCCGCCACCTTAGTCACCGAGAACCCACTATGGTTCTCTTTGGTGTTTCGCCAGAATTCTTCCCACGAAGAATAGCCACCAGTCAGTTTCAGCATGGATTCCGTCAAAATAATGTCAACATCTAGGATATTCCACTCTTTTCCCCATATATCTTTTACAAAATAGCTATGTGCAACATCCGACGCAAACTCTTTCATATCCATACAGAAGAGCATTCCCTTTGTGAAGGGCGCACGTACACAAACGCCGCTCGCAGTCTTTGGAAGCATTAGCTCCGCAGACCATATTTCCATCAGCTCCGGCGTGATAATCCCATACCCATCTGTTGCGTTATTCTCACAGTCTCCGTTATATACTTCCTCGTATATGGGCTCACCCTCTCCGTCGGGGTTGTCAGTCAGTGAAATGTAATCAGCCTTAAAATGCGTAATCACATCAGGTACCACAAGAACACCCCGAGGATCGCTGACCGGGATGGACGCACTACAAGCGAGGCTCCTGTATGCCTCTAGTTTCGCTGGGACAAACTTCTGCGTCATGTCTCTGCCGTTCTCCATGCGTCGCTTGAGCTCATCCAACATAGGGACCCCGCCAGCCCCTTCTACAGCCGCGAACACGATAACACTCATCTTCACACCATTGCTCGTGGATACCAAGCGCCTGAACTCCCTGCCATTAAATCTGAATCCCTTACAAGCCCGTATGTAGTCCTTGTCTGACTCCACAATTACGAGCAGATACTCATTTAGCAGAAGCAGATTATTTAGCCGACCATATAGCGACTTCAGCATTGTGGCATTAGCCGCCGACTCTGATTCTCGCTTTATCCAGCGAATCTTCTTTCGAATGTCTTGAATCTCACCATAAAGAGCTTCTGAATCCACACCGTTGATATCGTCCATCCATCTAATCATAGAACTTTCGGCCAATGACACCAGATATCCATTTCGGACGGCTTCCTTTTGACTAAGTTCTAAGTTCCAGTTGCTCTTCTTTAATAATGATGAAGGGATTTTAAAGACATTCCTCAGTTTTGAATTTTTAATTAAGCATCACTCCGATTATTTACTTAGGATTACCCATTAGTTTCCGCTTCTATCTTTCTGTGTATAAGTTATTGAAGTATATACCACTCTACAAAAACCACCGCAGAAACCACAGTTATTTACCAGAATGCAGTTCACGCATTCTCTCCCGAAGCGCCTCCCGCTGTTCCTCAGTCATGCTCCGCTTTGCTTTCGGCTTTATCCGCATCCACTCATATGGAACATGTGCCACGAGAGAACCGTCAGTATTCTCATGAGTGATCTCCACTTCCTCTGGGTGCTGTTCCTTGAGCTTCCGAATCATGTTAATACTCCAGCGTTCAGCCGCCGT